CTGGTGATGGTTCTGATGTTGCAGATTTAACTGGAACTGAAGAGGCTTTAACATTAGCCAAAATTGACACTGCCGTTACTGAGGCATGGCAAGATGGCGGTAAGCCGAGAGTTTTAGTTTGTGATGCAACAAACAAAGCTAACATTTCTGACTTATCACAAGCAGGAACAAATCTTGTAACAAATCAGGTGAACACAACTCAGGGTCAAGCCCCTTCATTTGTGGGTGCAACTTCTGTTTACTTAACAGACTTTGGAACTCTTGAGTTAACACCTTCAAGATTTATGTCTAATGACAAGTTATTTGTTGTTGATCCTGATCACATAAAGATCGGTACACTCAATGGCAGAAACTTTACAAAGACAACATTAGCAAGAACTGGTGATGCAATCAAAGAGCAGATCATCACTGAGTTTGTCTTGATGCCAACAGCACCTAAAGCACATGGTGCAGTTATTGGTTTATCAGGTGCTTAATAACTAGCGATGAGAGGGCGATTAATTTCGCCCTTTCTATTTATAGGGGAAACAATGTCTAGACTATTATCAAGTAATCCATATTCGCAGAAAGAAACTTTTTGGCATGACAATAACGATGGCACTTACACCATCGAGACAAAACAGCATATTAAAGAAGTTTTGGAAGCCAACAAAAGAAAATCAAATAACTACGAAAAAGGATCTATGATTGGTAACACGCAAAGACACTGGCAACACGTTGCCGAGATACCAAACAATTTATATCTAGAACTTATGCAAAAGTTTGGAGATCCAAAAGATAACCCTGAAGCCTCTAAGAAGTGGAAGCGGTGGCTTAACGATAGTGATAACAGATTTTTTAGAACTGGCGGAGGCTCGATGTGAGCATATCAACATATTCAGAATTAAAAACTGCGGTAGCAAACTTTCTAGCTAGATCTGATTTAACCGATCAGATCCCTAACTTTATCCAGTTAGCTGAGGCAAGATTATCTAGAGAATTAGAAACTAGAGATCAGGAAAAAAGAGCGACTGCAACATTGACAAGCGGTGATGAGTTTATAGCCCTTCCCACTGACATGAGAGAAGTCAGAGAGATCAAGCTAAATACAAGTCCAAATGTCGTATTAGAATATAAAAGCCCTACAGCCTTAGACACTGCCTATACTGGCGGAAGTGGCAGACCTTCAGCCTATTCTATTGTTGGAGGTGAGTTAAAAATCAGACCTATACCTGATGATACCTACACAGCCGAAATTATTTATATCGGTAGCCTCACTGCCCTATCAGATAGCAATGCAACAAATGTGATGTTAACTCGTCACCCTGATGCTTATTTATCAGGGGCATTGGTTGAGGCTTACACTTACTTAATGGATGAACAAAGGGCATCAACTTATGATGCTAAGTTTACAAGATCTATAGAAGAGATAAGAAAAGACGAACAAAGATCTCACTATGGAACTGGTGCTTTGCACATATCATCAATCTACGCAAAACAATCATCGTCTGCATCATAGGAGAAATAAATGTCAGCAATGTCAGATTATCTAGAACTTAAATTTCTAGATCACTTTACTGGAACAGCCTCAACGTCTGCTCCCGCAACAGTTTATTTAGGATTATCTACTGGAAGTTTTGCCGATGATAATTCAGGCACAGAATTAACTGGTAATAACTACTCAAGAAAAGCTATCACTTTTGCTTCTGCTTCAAGCGGTTCTATATCAAGCAATGCAAGTGTCGAGTTTGACCCTGCAACTGGTGCATGGGGCACAGTGAGCCATTGGGCGATATTTGATGCCAGTAGTTCAGGCAACCTTTTGTTTCATGGTGCGTTTACATCATCTAAAGTCATAGCAAGTGGAGATATTTTAAAAGTAGCAAGTGGTTCATTAACAATTTCTGCTGATTAAGGGTTTATTATGGCTACCTTAGAACAGCTAGATAGTTGGGGAAGCATTGATGCTCTTGATAGTTATGGCACACTTGAACAGTTAGATAATCTAACATTACATGAGGCAAGTGCGACAGCCTCAGTATCAGCAAGTGTTAGTGCAAGTGCTACAAGAATACAAGTTGCTAGTGCGAGTGCATCGACTGCCTCAACTGTAACAGCGACTGCAAATACAGTTTTTTTAGTCACAGCAAGTTCAACTTCAATTGGAACTGTATCAGCTACCGCTAATTATGAAGTTACATTAGTTGCAAATGGTAGTGTTAATGCAACAGTATCAGCCTCTTGTTTAAGGATACTGCCAACAGTAACAGCGAGTGTGTCAGTAAGTGGCACAGCGACAGCAACACCTATTTTAATTGCTGATATGGATGCGAGTGCGACCACAGTAGCCACTGAGGTAGCTACAGCTAATTTTGAGGTATTTATAACAGCTACTGGTAGTGCTTTGGCAAGTTCTGATGTTACCGCAAAGATTATCGGTGAAGACTGGATTGAGGCTGAAATAGGATCAGAGGTTTGGGCAATACAGAATATTGGCTCAGAGGTATGGACAACTCAAAATGTTGGAAGTGAGGTTTGGTTTAGGCAATGATAGATTTTGGTGAATGGTTACCTGATCAGCAGGCTATAGCAAGTCCTCTTCAGGTGGCAAAGAATGTAATTCCTTCTGCTGTCGGATATTCTGCGGTTAAAAATTTAGGAAGTTTTTCTTTAGCAGGCGATAGTCGTATTCAAGGATTGTTTTCAAAAAAAGACAGCACTGGATCAGTGGAGTTGTATGCAGGGGATGCAGGCAAACTTTATCGTTTCAACGCAAACAACAGCCAATTAGATGATGTTTCAAAGGCAGGCGGATACTCATTAGGAACTGATCAATATTGGAACTTTTGTGTTTTTGGCAATAAAATTATTGTTGCAGGAGATACTTCGCAAAGATTGCAATTTATCGAGTCAGGTGGAACTGCTTTTGCGGATCTATCTGCTACAGCACCGCAAGCAAGATATGTGGCGGTTGTTCGAGACTTTGTCGTTACTGGTTATTCAGGCGGTGAGAGCAGAGTTACATGGTCAGCTATTAATAATGAAACAAGTTGGACAGCAGGAACTGACCAGTCAGACTTTCAGGATATACCTGATCAGGGTCATGTTAAAGGTTTAGTTGGCGGTGAATATGGTATTATATTTATGGATAATGCTATTGTCAGAATGACTTATGTCGGTAGCCCATTAATATTTCAGTTTGATACTGTAGAGACTGAAAGAGGATTAGCCTTTGAGGGTGCTTATGCAAGCCTAAGCCCGTCAGAAATATTTTATTTATCTGAGGATGGCTTCTATTTTTGGAATGGACAGCAAAGTATTCCAATCGGTGCTGAGAAGGTAAATAGGTTTTTCTACGATAATTTAAAAATATCAAATGCGGATAGAATAACAGCAAGTATAGACCCAACAAGAAGCATAGTTGCGTGGGGCTATCCAACTGGTGATGGTAATCCCGATAGAATATTGTTCTACAATTATGCTGTTAAAAGATGGTCTTTTGCAGAAGTAACACATGATATGTTGGGTAGTTTTCAAACTCCTGCATACACATTAGAAGCCTTAGATAATGTAAATTCATCAATAGACGACCTTACATTTTCTTTAGATAGTAGAGCCTTTAGAGGTGGTCAGTTTGTTTTTGGTGGTGCTAAAGATAATGCAATAGCTTTCTTCACTGAAGGAGTATCTCTTCCTGCACAATTGGTGTTGGGTGAAAAGGAATTTGCGACTGGCAGACTTACTAACATAAATCGTATTTATCCTTATTTTGATGGTGGCACTATTACTGTCACATTAAAGACAAGAAACACTATGGCAAATGGCATAGATAGTTCAGGAGTAAACTTAATAGCTATTGAAGACCCTTTCACAGATGGCACAGCGGGTTCATTGAACAATGAAGGGTTTATCCCAACAAGATCTAATGGAAGATTTCACACGATACAATTTGATATAGATAATGCTTTTAATGGAGCATTTGAGAAAATATCAGGTTATGAATTAGATATTCAAGTTTTAGGTAGACGATGAGCTATTTAAACTTACCCGTAAATGGCGGAACACCACGAGAAATATCGAATGTTGTTAACAATATTTTAAATGGGAAGATCAATTCTACTGGCAATATAACTCTCACAAATAGTTCAGCCACAACAACTTTATACGATGCAAGAATAGGTGACGACAGTGTCATTTTATTTATGCCAACAACAAGCGATGCCTCTACAGAAAATATTCATGTAACGGGCAGGCAAAAGGGGCAGGCAACATTAAATCATGCAAATGCTACAACCACTAGATCCTTCGGATACATCGTTTTCGGCTAATGTTAATCGGTGCAGAAAGTGGATTACTGATGCTCTTAGGTATGCTCACAATAGTCATACTTTCGAACAAGTTATAGATATCGTCAAAAGAGGTGATGCTCAGTTATGGGCATTAAAGGACAGTGCTGTGGTGACTGAGATTGTCAGTTACCCTCAACGCAGGACACTGCGGTTTTGGCTTGCAGGCGGTAACCTTAAAACACTGTTAGAGGTAGAGCCAAAGATAAGAAAATGGTCTATATTATACCGATGTGAAGCGGTTGAAATTATAGGCAGAAAGGGTTGGGAAAAAGTGATGAAAGACTACGAACCAACTGCAATCGTTTTAGTAAAGGAATATTAATATGTCAAAAGGTGGTGGCGGAGGCGGATCTTCAGGTACAGTCAATACAACAGTTGAACCACCTGAGTACGCAAAACCCTTTTTAGAGTATGGATTAGCTCAGGCTAAAGACAGATACACTTCTGAAATGCCTTCATATTATCCATTTTCAACGACTGTAGGATTTAGTCCTGAAAGTGAAATGGCTCTTAATATGACAAGAGATAGAGCCTTAGCGGGTAGTTCTCTAGTTAATAACGCACAAAATTATATTGGTAATATTGCTCAAACTGGTGGCGGTTTAGGATTAGGTTCAAACATATTCCAAAGAGCCTCAACTGGCGGATATCAAAACGAAGCAATGCCAATGGCTAGAAATATGTTAGGTGGGGCTGACTTTGGTGAGGTCTTAGGCAGAACAAGAAATATGTTAGGTGGGGCTAATTTTGATGAAGTTCTAGACTATACAAGAGCCACTGCAAGAGGTGATATGTTAGGTAGCAATCCTTATTTGCAGGGTGCTATTGATAGAGCCATAGATCCAGTGAAGGACAAAATACAATCACAATTTGCTATGTCAGGCAGATATGGATCAGGTGCAAATCAGGATGTTTTAGCGAAGTCCTTAGGTGATGTGGCATCAAATATATCTTATGGTGATTATCAGCGAGAAAGACAAAATCAGTTAAATGCACAACAGCAGTTAGGTAATCTAGCACAACAACAATTTGCTAATCAGACTGGTGCAATCGGTGCATTAGGCAACCTACAGCAACAGCAGTTTGCTAATCAATCAGGTGCTTTAGGAGCTTTAGGCAACTTATCTCAGGCTGATATACAAAGAAGGCTTGCAGGCGGATCTGCCCTAAGTGCTATGGATACAGCAAGAATGGCAAGACAGCTAGAGGGTACAAAGTTAGCACCACAATTTGCTGAACTTGATTACAGAGATGCACAAAGACTTGCTCAGGTCGGATCGGCAAGAGAGAGCGATGCTATGGCTCAGTTGCAGGATAATATTAATAGGTTC